TGGTCCGAGATCACGACCTACCTGCTGCCGCGCAACGGGCGCTACTTCGTCCAGGACCGCAACAAGGGCTGGCGCCGGCACAACACGATCTACGACCGCACCGCCACCGGCGCGCTGAAGACGCTGGCTGCAGGGATGATGGCCGGCATGACGAGCCCGGCCCGCCCCTGGCTCAAGTTCGCCACCCGTGACCGCGACCTGATGCGCAGCCAGCCTGTGCGCCTGTGGTGCAACACGGTGACGAACATCGTCCTGACCATCTTCTCGAAGGGCAACACCTACCGCGCGCTGCATGAGGTCTACAAGGAACTCGGCGCCTTCGGCACGGCCTCGACCGTCATCCTGGACGACTTCCGCGACGTCATGCGCCACTACACGCTGACGGCCGGCGAATACTGCATTGCGCAGGACTGGCGCGGCGACACCTGCACCCTTTACCGCGAGTTCCAGAAGACGGTGAGCGAGGTGGTGAAGGAGTTCGGCCGCGACAACGTGAGCAGCACCGTGCGCTCGTTGTTCGATCGCGGCCAGCTCGACCAGTGGGTGCCGCTGATCCAGGCCATCGAGCCGCGCGAGGACCGGGACTACACGAAACGCGACTCGCTCAACATGCCCTGGGCCTCGTGCTACTTCGAGATCGCCGGCGACCCGGACAAGCCCCTGCGCGAGGGAGGCTTCAAGGACTTCCCCGCGCTGGCACCGCGCTGGGATGTGGCCGGCGGCGACATCTACGGCAACAGCCCGGGGATGGAAGCGCTGGGCGACATCAAGGGCTTGCAGCACCAGCAGCTGCGCAAGAGCCAGGGCATCGACTACATGACGAAGCCCCCGCTGCAGTTGCCCACCGGCATGAAGAACCGCGAGGTCGACGCTATGCCCGGCGGCATCAGCTACCTGGACAACACCGGGCAGCCAGCGACGCGCAACCTCTTCCAGGTGCAGCTCGACCTGAACCACCTGCAGATGTCCATCCAGGACACGCGGCAGCTGATCAACAGCGCGTTCTACGCCGACCTGTTCCTGATGCTGGCCAACAGCACGAACCCACAGATGACGGCGACCGAGGTGGCCGAGCGCCACGAGGAAAAGCTGCTGATGCTGGGCCCGGTGCTGGAGCGTATGAACGATGAGCTGTTGAACCCGCTCGTCGAAGGTGCGTTCCACCGGGCGCTGGCTGCCGGCATGATCCCGCCGCCGCCACCCGAAATGCACGGCATGCCGCTGGACATCGAATACGTCAGCATGTTGGCGCAGGCCCAGCGCGCGATCGGTTCCAACAGCATCGACCGCTTCGTCGGCAACCTGGGCGCGGTGGCGCAATTCAAGCCGCAGGTGCTGGACAAGTTCGACGAAGACGAATGGGCCGATGCCTACAGCGACATGCTGGGTGTTGACCCCGCGCTGATCGTGGCCAGCGACAAGGTCGCCGTCATCCGCAAGCAGCGCGCGGCGCAGGCCCAGGCCGCGCAGCAGGCAGCGGTCAACAACCAGCGGGCAGACACCGCGGCGAAGCTCGCCCAGGTGCCGACGCAGGGCGGGGGCAGCAACGCAGCCACCGACATCATGGGCCAGCTTTCTGGCTACACCTCGCCGTCACCTGAACAGGTCGGCATCATGCAGCCTTCCGGCCAATAGGAGTTCCACATGCTCAAGGTTTCACGCATCCTGCTGTCGCAACGGGGCCTCGGTTCCGGCAACGGCTTCATCCAGACCCAGGAGTACAGCGGCCTGGCGGTCACGCCTGCTGACGGCACGGACCTGCCCGGCGGTACGACGATCGGCTTGCTGGCCACCGGCGCCGGCAACATCAACGTCAACCTGGAAGGCGGCGGCACCGCGGTGCTGACCGGTCTGTCCGCCGGCCAGATCCTCGACATCGCGGTGACGCGCGTGCTGGCCACCAGCACCACGGCCACCGGCATCGTCGCCCTCTACCGGTAAGCAGCCATGGCCACCGTTGCCTTCACCGCCAACGCGCAGGCACCCCTGACGCACGGCATCTACACCTGGACCCCGCTCACAACCACGAACACCGACGGCGCGCCCGTCGGCTTCGCGGGCAACGCTGCGACGATCCAGGCCAGTGGCACGTTCGGCGTCGGCGGCACCGTGGTGCTGCAGGGCTCGAACGACGGCACCAATTGGGCCACGCTCAACGACCTGGGCGGCGCGGCCATCAGCTTCACCGCGGCGGGTCTGAAGAGCGTGCGCGAGGCGCCGCCGTTCATGCGCCCCTTCGTGACCGGCGGTGACGGCACGACCAGCCTCACGCTGATCCTCGCCCTGCGCCGCCAGCTGGTGAACGCGTGAGCTACACCGTGCCGGGGTGCTACACCACGGACGGCCAGCCTGTCGTGGTGGCTGACCGTTCGGTGGTCATCGTGCCGCCGTTCGAGGGCAAGGCGCAGCCCACCCCCGCGCAGGCCGCCGCCAGCGTGGCGAAAGCCATCGCCGCGCTGACCCCGCAACCGAGCATCCTGTGAGGTGACACCGTGAGCGGCTATCTCATGCGGGAGACCGCGGACCTGTTCGACCAGACCACCGGCGCGTGGGTCGGCGTCATCGACCTGAACGGGCGCGAGCAGCTGCTGGACAGCGTGGTCTACGTCGGCACCTGGGCCAATCGCCCGCTGCCGACAGCTGTCGGTGTCGGCAGCCAGATGATCACCACCGACATCGGCAGCTTCCGCATCTGGTGGTACAGCGACGGCACCTACTGGCGCCCCCTCAACGGGCGCGCGGGGATCTCGACGCAGTACGGCACGGTGGCCGCGCCGTTGGCCACGCTCACCGCCACGGGCGCGATCCAGACCGCGGCGCTGCCCATCATCCCGTCGATCCCACCGAACATGCTGATCCCCGGCGCGCGGGTGTGCACCGACGTCCGAGGACTGAAGACGGGCGCGACGGCCAGCCACTACTTCGGCGCCGGCATCGGCCCGACGCAGAACCCAGGCGCTGCACTGGCGCCGATCCTGCTGGGCGGCGCAATGCCTGCGCAGAGCGGAGCCGCCGGCCCCAGCATCGCCTACGCGCAGGTGCTGTCGGCCACCAAGATCGCGTCGCCGAGCTACACCGGCACCGGGTTCTCTTCGGCGGGCTACAGTGAAGCGACCATTGACCTGACCGTGACGAACTATGTCAACGTGCAAGTCAACAACCAGTTCGCCTCACCCGACACGCTGGCGATCTTCTCGGTCAACGTCTGGCTGGAGTTCTGATGCCCATCACCAAACCCGCCGACCAGGTCACCGATGCGGACCGCCCGTTCGTGTGCTCGCGCGGCAATGCTGACGGCACCGTGACGCTGTACTACGTGGGTGACACCGTGCCGCCGCTGCCGACACCGACGCCGGCTGAGATCGCGGCAGCGCAAGCTGCGATCCAGCAGCGCTTCGCCAACTCCGTCGCGGCGCGCAGCTACGCAAAGCTGACCGCGATGCGCGCGATGTCGCCGGCCCAGCTCCAGGTCTGGATCGCGGCGAATGTCACCACCCTGGCGCAGGCGCAAGATGCGCTCCTGACGCTGGCCGTCGGCCAGTGCTTGCTGATGAACGAAGGCGGCCTATGAGCATCACCTTGCAGTATCACGAGGTCACCGACGACCACCTCGGCTTCACCTCGGCCAGGCACAACGCCGACGGCACCGTGACCATCTTCTACGGCGACGAGCCTCTGCCGCTGCCTGAGCCGGTGGAGATCGAGCCGGTGCCGCCGACGCGCTGGCAACTGTTCAAGGCCTTCTTTACGGGGAAACTCGCATGAAACTCGTCAACATGAAGAGCGACACCGACGATGGCTACGCCACCGTCGGCTCACCCGCAAGCTACCCTTATGGCTTGTGCCTGTACCTGAGCGAGGACCAGTGCGAAGCGCTGGGCATCAGCAAAGCGCTGAGGCCCGGAACGCAGTTGACGATCAGCGCAAAGGCGATCGTCACGAGCGCGACCGAGAGCCTGGAGCGTGACGGCGACGACAAGGGCAACGACGTGAGCCTCAGCGTGCAGATCACCGACCTGGGCGTCCAGGCCAACGGTGTCGTGCGCAACGCGGCCGCGGAGCTGTACGGCGCCAGCTGACCCCCGGTATGCGTCCCGCGGGGAGCCCGCCGTAGACTCTTGCGCGTGACGCACGATCCAGTTGACTTAGCCCTTCTCGAAGCGCGACAAACCGAGGCCGATGAAAAGGCCCGGATCGACCGCCTGACCGAGATCGGCGACTTCAAGTGGATCGTGTCGAATAAGCGGGGTCGCCGGTTCGTCTGGCGGCTTCTCGAACAGGCCGGCGTTTTCAGACTGTCCTTCACCCCCGGTGACCATTCCCTGACTGCCTTCAACGAAGGTCGCAGGAACTTCGGTCTCCAGGTCTGGGCCATGATCCAAGAGCACGCCCCCGAGAGCTATGCGCTGATGCTGAGCGAACGAAATGTCCGACCCAACGACCGCACCGACACCGCCGGCTGAACCGGCCGCGAGCCCGACGCCTGCTGCACCCGCGGCAGCTCCTGCCGCGCCTGTTGCAAGCCCCGCGCCGACCGCACCCGCGGCCGAGCCGGTTGCGCCGCCTGCCGCCGAACCGGCGCCGCCCCCGGGCGCGCCGGAAAAGTACGAGTTCAAGGCGCCCGAAGGCCAGGGGTTCAACGACACGGTCATTGCCAAGTTCGGCGATACGGCCCGCGCGCTGAACCTGCCGCAGGACGCCGCGCAGCGGATTCTCGACGAGGTGGCGCCCGCCATCCGCGAGAGCAACCTGCAAGCGCTCACCACCTTCTACGCCGACATCGGCGGCATGCCGGACACCTGGCAGGCCACGATCGAGGCGGACAAGGAACTCGGCGGCCCGAAGTTGCCCGAGAACCTGGCCGTCGCCAAGAAGGCCCTGGATCTTGGCGGCCCCGGCCTGGTGGCGGTGCTCGGCAAGACTGGCCTGGGCAACCACCCGGACCTGGTGCGGTGGGCGTTCAAGATCGGCAAAGCGCTCAGCGAAGAGAAATTCGTCTCGGGTGGCGGCGGCAGCTCTGCTGGCTCCGACGCCGCAAGCAAACTCTACGGCTCCAAGTAGCCCAAGGACTGAACCATGGCAACTCTGAACACCAACGCCCTGACGCTGGCCGATTGGGCCAAGCGCCTGGACCCGGACGGCAAGGCGCCCGTCATCGCCGAACTGCTGTCGCAGAGCAACGAAGTCCTGGAGGACTTCCTGCTGGTCGAGGGCAACCTGCCGACGGGCCACACCGTCACCATTCGCACCGGTCTGCCGTCCGTCTACTGGCGCCAGATCAACCAGGGCGTGCCGTCGAGCAAGTCGACGACCGCCCAGGTGACGGAAGGCCTCGGCATGCTCGAAGCCTACGCCCGCGTGGACGTCGACCTGGCCAACCTGAACGGCAACACCGCGCAGTTCCGGCTGAGCGAAGACTTCGCCTTCCTGGAGGCGATGAACCAGACCCAAGCCCAGACGATGTTCTACGGCAACGTGGCCACCAACCCGGCGGCCTACACCGGCCTGGCCACGCGCTACGGCACGATCTCCGGCGCCGGCAACGCGCAGAACATCATCGACGCCGGCGGCACCTCGTCCAACAACACCTCGGTGTGGCTGGTGGGCTGGGGCGAAAACACCGTCTTCGGCACCTTCCCCAAGGGTTCGAAGGCGGGCCTGCAGCACCAGGACATGGGCCAGCTGACGGTCTACGACAACAACAACAACCCGTACCAGGCCCTGCAGACCCACTACCAGTGGAAGAACGGCCTGGTGGTGAAGGACTGGCGCTACATCGTGCGCATCTGCAACATCAACACGGCCAACCTGGTGGCGCAGTCCAGCGCCGCCGACCTGGTGGTGCTGATGAGCCGCGCGCTCGACCGTATCCCGAATTGGGCCATGGGCAAGTTCGCGTTCTACATGAACCGGACCGTCTACTCGATGCTGCGCGTGCAGGCCCTGAACAAGAGCCAGAACGTGCTCACCGTCGAGAAGGGCCTCAACCAGTTCGGGACGGCCATGACCTGGCTGTCGTTCCAGGGGGTGCCGCTGCGCCGCGTCGACCAGCTGCTGAACACCGAGGCCCGCGTCGTCTAAGCACGCGCACCACCAGAAGGAAATCACCATGATCACCGACGCACTCCTGCAACTCTCGGGTGGTTTTTCCAGTGGCGTCGCCACCGGGCAGACCGTCACCGGCACCAACACCACGGTGCTGTCCACCAACACGATCGACCTGGGCTCGGCCCGCGACATCGGCAAGGGTGAAATGCTCGAAATTGCCATCGAAGTTATCACCGCGGCCAGCGGTGGCACCTCGGTGCAGTTCCAGCTGATCGAGGCCGATGACGCGGCGCTGACGACCAACGTCCAGGTCATCGTGCAGACGGACGCCATCGCGGTCGCCACGCTGACCGCCGGCGTCCAGGTGCCGCTGCACTACGACCGGGTCGACCCGTACCCGGCGCGGCGCTACATCGGCCTGCGCTATGCGCTGGTCGGCGCGGTTGCGGCGGGCGCATATTGGGCGGCCGTCGTCAAGAACATCGCCGACAAGCAGGTCAACTACGCCAACGGCTTCGCCGTCCTGTAATTCGCGGGTGTGGAAGCCCCTCTGCCGTAAGGCAGTTGGGGCGGCGGGTTCGACTCCCGCACCGCGTTCACCCTGGAGCCACCATGCCCCGCTACCGCGTCAAAGAGATCTCTTTCATCAACAACACCCTGTGCCAAGCGGGCGAGGAAGTGGACTACGCCGGTGACCCCGGCGCCAACCTCGAAGCGCTGGACAAGGGGGCCTCGGCCGCGGTCAAGGCCGCCGCGCAGGTGGCCCCGGCTGTCGCCGACCTGATCGCCAAGGTCAGGCAGCACGCCGCGACCCGCGGCGTCACGCCAGACGAAGTGAACCAGAGCGACTTCGACGAGGTTCTGAACGTGCTGCCCAACAAGCCGAGCGAGGCCGTCGTGGCTGCCGCGCTCACCCTGACGATGCCGGCGGCCAGCGTTTCCTGACCCACGCCGGGCGTCAACCTGACGGGGGCCTCGCGCCCCCGTTTTCGCATGAAGGACTGAACAGTGGCCTCGGAAGTCGACATCTGCAACCTGGCGCTGGCGCACCTCGGTGATGTGGCCAACGTCTCGGCCATCAACCCGCCCGACGGCAGCGCGCAGTCGGTGTACTGCGCACGCTTCTACCCGATCGCCCGCGACTCGCTGCTGGAGACCCACCCCTGGGGCTTTGCGACGAAGCGCATAGCGCTCGCGCTGACGACCAACAGCAGCAACCAGTGGTCCTACGTCTACGCCGGCCCGACCGATGTCGTGAACTACCTGCGCGTGATGGACCCGAACGCGGTCGACGACTTCAGCGGCACGCTGGCGCTGCCGAACTCGTTGCCCGGGTCTGTGAACGCCGGGCAGGGGCTCTATACCCCGCAGCCGTTCGTGGTCGAGATCGACAGCAGCGGCGCCGACGTCATCTACACCAACCAGCAGGACGCAGTGTTGGTCTACAGCGCGCTCGTCACCGACACCACGAAGTTCAGCCCGCTGTTCGTCACAACGCTTGGCTACCTGCTGGCTACGGCGCTGGCGGGGCCTCTCATTAAGGGCGCCAACGGCCGCGCGGTGGCCAAGGAAATGATGACCGCCGCGATGATGTGGATGGGCAAGGCCGCCGGCTCGGACGCCAACCAGCGGCGCACCAACATCGCGCAGTCGGTCAGCTGGATGGTCAACCGCTGATGGCCACTGTTCGCAGCTTCACGCGTGCCTTCAGTTCCGGCGAGGTGTCGCCGGAACTGTTCGGACACTTCGACCTGGCGCGGATGGCGCAGGCGGTCGCCACCATGCGCAACTTCATCGCGCTGCCGCACGGCCCTGCGGCGAACCGCACGGGCACCGAGTTCGTGAAGGAAGTCGGCGGCAACAGCGCCACCAAGGTGCGGTTGGCCCCCTTCAGCTACAACAACACCCAGACCTTCGCAATCGAGGTGGGCTCCGGCTTTCTCCGGTGGCACACGCTCGGCGCCACGTTGCTCTACACCGCGACGGCGTGGGTGTCCAACCGACCCTACTTTGTCGCCGACCTCGTCACCTTCGGCGGCAACACCTACGCCTGCACCGTCGCGGTCACGAGCACCACCGACCCGGCGACCGACGGCGCGCACTGGCGCCTGGCGGCCTACAACGGCGCCACCACCTACGGCGTTGGCGACTTGGTCACCTCGGCGGGCTCCACCTGGTACAGCCTGGCGGCGGCGAACACCGGCAACACCCCGAACATATCACCCACCTGGTGGTACGCCCTGCCGGCCGACGGCACCTACGAGATCCCGAACCCCTATGTCGAAGCAGAGCTTTTCGACATCCACTACACGCAGTCGGCTGACGTCCTGACGCTGGTGCACCCGAGCCATCCGCCGCTGGAGCTGCGGCGTTACGGACCTTCGAACTGGCAGCTCGCCCAGCCGACCTTCCAACCCACGATCTCCGCGCCGACGGCGCCGGTGGCCACTCCCACCGGCGCGGGCGCGACCGCCTACAGCTACGTCGCCACCGCGGTCTCCAGCACCAACAACCTCGAAGAATCCGTCGCGTCGAGCGCCGCGTCGTGCAACAACGACCTGACCCTGGCCGGGCACAGCAACGTCCTGACCTGCACCGCACCGAGCGGTGCGGCGCGCGTGAACTGGTACAAGTTGGCCAACGGGCTTTACGGCTACATCGGCCAGATGGCGCCGGGCACCTCGTTCACCGACGCCAACATCACCGCCGACGTCTCGCACACGCCGCCGGTGATGGACGCAGGATTCGCCGCCGGCAGCACCACCTACCCCGCCGCCGTCGGCTACTTCGAACAGCGCCGGGTGTTCGCCGGCTGGTCGGCCGGGCCGCAGAACCTGATCGCCACGCGGTCCGGGACTGAATCCAACATCGGCTACCACATCCCGACGCTGTCGGATGACCGCATCGCATTCAGGATCGCCGCGCGCGAGGCCAGCGCGGTGCGCCATATCGTGCCGCTGCAGAACTTGATCCTGCTGACCGCCACCAATGAGTTCAAGGTGGCCAGCGCCGACGGCAGCGCGCTGACCGGGGCCAACGTCAACGTGCGGCCCCAGGCCTATGTCGGGGCCAACAATGTGCAGCCGGTGGTGGTGAACTCCACGGTGCTCTACGCTGCTTCGCGCGGCGGCCGTGTGCGCGAAATGTCCTACTACTGGCAGGGCCAGTCCTACCAGTCCAGCGACATCAGCCTGATGGCGCCGCACCTGTTCGACTACCTCAACGTGGTCGACATGACACTGGCCAAGGCCCCCTACCCTATCCTGTGGTGTGTGAACGATGCGGGCGCGCTGCTGGGGATGACCTACGTCCCCGAGCAGCAGATCAGCGCCTGGCATCGGCACGACACCGACGGGCTCTTCGAATCCTGCTGTGCGGTGAGCGAGAACGGGGAGGACATGCTCTACCTCGCGGTGAAGCGCACGATCAACGGCGCGGCAAAGCGCTACGTCGAGCGGCTGCACTCGCGCCGCGCGGCCACAGCGGCCGACTCGTTCTACGTCGATTGCGGGCTCACCTACAGCGGCGCGCCAGTGACGACGCTGTCCGGCCTCGGCCACCTGGAAGGGAAGACCGTCAGCATCCTGGGTGATGGCGCGGTGATGCCGCAGCAGGTGGTGACGGGCGGCGCACTGCCTTCGGCGCTGCCGGCGGCCTGCAGCAAGATCCAGCTCGGGCTGCCGATCACCGCCGACCTGCAGACGTTGCCTCTTGCGGTGGATGGCATCCCGGACTTTGGCCAGGGGCGCCAGAAGAACGTCAACAAGGTCTACTTGCGCGTGGCCTCGTCGTCCAGCATCTTCGCCGGGCCGAGCTTCACGTCACTGCGCGAGTTCAAGCAGCGCACCACCGAGCCCTACGGCTCGCCGCCGAACCTCGTCAGCGGCGAGGTGGAGATCGTCCTCGACAACGCCTGGGGCTCGTCGGGGCAGGTGTGCGTGCGCCAGCCCAACCCGTTGCCGCTCACAATCGTGTCGGCTACGCTCGACGTCGCAGTAGGAGGTTGACATGGGGTTCACAACGCAAGCCGCCGGCGCTGCCGTCTCGGCCTATGGCGCGAGCAAGGCGGCGCGGACGCGCAAGAACGCCTACGCGGCGCAGGGCCAGATAGACAGCAACAACGCCCAGATCGCCGAATGGCAGGCGGCGCAAGCCGAGACCGCGGGCGCGCAGCAGGAACAGAACGCCCGCTTGCGCGGTGCGCAGGTTGCCGGCGGCCAGCGCGCTGAAATGGCCGCCAACGGGATCGACCTCGGTTCTGGCAGCGCCACCGACGTGTTGGCCAGCACGAAGCTGGTCAATGAGATCGACGCGCTGACCATCCGCGACAACGCCACACGCACAGCCTGGGGCTACCGCACGCAAGGCACGAACTTCACCAACGATGCGAATATGTCTGCCTCGGCCGCCGACAGCATCAACCCCGGCCTGGTCGGCTGGAGTTCGTTGCTCGGCAACGCCGGCGCGGTTGACGCCAGCTGGACGGCCAAGCAGAAGAACGGCGGCTGGAGCCGCCCCAGCTGGCTGACGAGCCAGCCGGCCGTGAATAGCCCGCGCGGAGGCTACTGATGGCCCGCGTTCCACTGATGGTGGTGCCCCAGGCCGAGCAGTCACAACTGCCCGGCCCTATGGCGGACGACCGCGCGCCGCTGCGGCGCATGGACGGTGGCGGTCAAGAGGTGCAGCAGCTCGGGCAGAGCCTGATGCGTGCCGGCACGGACTACGACCGCCTCGCCGCGCAGCAGCAGGCGCTGACCAACGAATCCACGGTCAAGGACAGCACCGCGCAGCTGCACGACATGGTGTCGAAGCTCATGTACGACCCCGAGACGGGGTACATGAACGCCAAGGGCAAGAACGCTCTCGGGGCTGCCGAGGGTGGCCGGTTCGACGACGTGCACGACGCCCTGCAGAACGCAGTCCGGGATCTCGGCGGCAAGCTGACGAACCCCGAGCAGCAACGTATGTTCGGCCAGGTTGCCCAGCAGGTCACCGGCGCGGCGGTCAACGCCATGCGCCAGCACGCCTCACAGCAGAACACGGTCTACGCAATGGACTCGTCGCGGGCGCGAGGCGACGCCGCCGGCGAATCCGCAGTGCTCGCTTTCAACCCGATGCCCGGGGCCGACAACAGCCTCTACCAGCAGGGCGTTGCGGTGCGCACCGCCGAGCTGCGCGACCAAGCGCGCCTGGCCGGGCTCGACGCCGACAGCGCGGCCGGCTTTGTCAAGGCAGGCTTGGCGAAGACCTACACCTCGGTCCTCGACCACCTGCTGGCCAACGGCCAGACGAAGGCCGCCAACGACTACTTCGGCAGCGTGCGCGACCAGCTGCCCTCGCAGGTGGCCGACAAGATCACCGCTGCGCTGACCGCGGGCCGGGCCAAGGACGACGGCATCAACTTGGCGCTGACCCTGGGGCAGAAGTTCGGCACGCTCGCACAGCAGGAAGCCGAGCTGAACAAGCGCAAACTGGCGGGCGATGTCGACGCCGACACCTACACCGTCGCGCAAGCCCAGCTGCGCGCCGGCGACGCCATGCGCAAGAGCGCACAGGCCGACGCCGAAAAGCAGTTCCTTGGGTCGATCTGGGACGCGCACCGGCAGAACCCCGCGATGACGGTTGCAAACCTGACCCCGCAGCAGTTGGCGTTCGTGAAGGCCAGCAACCTGGGGCCCCACGTCGACAACATCCTGCGGCCGGACACCGCCCCGAAGATCGACGACATCGAGACCGTCGTGCAGCTGCGTCACATGGCGGCTGACGACCCGGTTGGCTTCGTCCACTTGGACTTGCACAAGTTCGGGCTGAACCCGTCCAGCCTTTTGGACTTGTCGGCAAAGCAGGACGGCATCACCAAGAAGGGCGCCATTCAGCTGTCCGTCGACAAGCTGATGAGCGGCGCGGTGCGCACCGCGGTCGGTGAGCTGAAAGTTGCCGGCGTCGACCCCGGCGCGAAGCCTGGAACCGACGCTGCGCAGAACTACGCCGACTTCCAGAACGCCGCGTTCAACGCCCTGGAGGATGAGGTGAAGGCGCGCCAGGCCTCGAAGCTCAAGCCGATGACCGACGCCGACGCGCGGGCGGTGGTGCTCGGCGTGGTGAAGAAAACCACGCTGGCCGGCACCGGCGTGCTCGGCTTCTTCCAGGACGACGGCCCGGCCTACCAGGTGGTCAGCAAGATCCCCGCGGCCGACCGTGAGCAGATCACGCAAGCGCTGCGCGCCAAGGGCCGCGCGGTCACGCCGGCGGCGATCGTCGACCTTTACAACGCTGTGCGCGCGAAGCCGGCGGTCAAGCCTGCGACCGGCGCGCAAGGAAGTTGGTGATGAGCGGCAACCCGTATCTCGACACCCTGGAAGCGCAAGAGGAAGACGGCACAACGCCGGTTCCGCGCGCCGCGGGCAACCCCTACCTGGCCACGCTCAACCAACAGAGCCAGAACACCCGCGCGCAGGCCGCGCTGGCGATCAGCACGCAGCTCGACCAGAACCCCGACAAGGCCTCGCAGAACACGCAGCTGGCCCGGCGGTTCAAGGTGCCGCCGGCGGTGGTCGACCAGTGGCCGGAAGAGTTCCGCACACGCGCTGTCACCGACGCCGCGCGCGAAGCGCTGGGCGACGCGCCCACGCTGTCGCGCACGCTGGCGGCGGACCCGCGCGCTGCGGCGAACATCCACGACGACGTGCCGATGACCGTCGCCACCGAGAAGACCGCCCGCAGCCTGCCGCAACGTGCGCTGGACTACGTCTTCAGCACGCACGGCATCACCGACGACGCGTCGGAGAATCTGGCGTCATTCGCTGCGTCGGTGGTGCGTTCGGCTGCCGCTACGGTCGAGCCCGTCGCTGTCCACTACCCGGCGCTCGCCGCCGGCGCGCTGACGCTGCCGGTCGACTGGATGCTGGGCACAGACCTTGCTTCGTACCCGTTCACCCTGGCCTACCGTCAGGGCCTGCTGGCCGATCAGGAGAAGGCGCGCGCTGCGGCCGACAAGACTTTCAGCGGCAAGCTGGCCAGCGCCACCGGCGGCACGCTGGGCGTGCTCGGCGAAGCCATGGCGACCGGGGGCGAGGCCACCGCGGCGCGCCTCGGCGCCGGCACCTGGGAAGCGCTGTGGCCCGCCATTCAGCACGGCATCCGCTCGATGCTGGTGCCGTCGGCTGCAGCCAGTGCCGAGACCGCACAGCAGGTGCGGGACGCCGGCGGCACGCCGGGGCAAGCTGTCGGCGCTGGCTTGGCGTCCTACGCCTCGAACACCCTGGGCGGCATCGTGCCCTTCGCCAAGGCCGGCGCGCCGCTGCTCAGCCGGATCGCGTCAGGCGCAGCGATGGGCCCGATCACCGGCGAGGTGTCGCGCCAGCTGATGAACGCGACGTTGCCCGAGAGCATGCAGACGGCGCGCCCCGGCGCTGACGACCTGGCGATTCAGGCCATCACGGGCGGCGTGTTCGGCGGCCTGGTTGGTGGCCACGACGAGGCGACGCAAAGCCGCGTCATGCGCGAGTACGTGCGAAGCACCTACGACGCGGCGAACGCCCACGACGCTCTGCAGGCCGAGGCCACGCTGCGCTCGCTGAGCGCGATCGTTCAGGAAGGCAAGCTGCGCAGCCGCGACATGGACAGCTTCAAGCAGCTGCTGACCGATGTCGGCGACGACGCGAACATCGACGGGGTCTGGATAGACGCGCGCAAGCTCACCGAAGTGCTCGACGCGGCCGGCCTGGAGGGCGAGCACCTGCGCGAGGTGCTGCCGAAGGTGGCCAGCCAGATGCGTGAGGCGCTGCAGACCGAAGGCCAGGTGCGCATCGGCCTTGACGACTACGGCACGCACATCATGGGCAGCACCGTCGAAGATGCGCTGATCCCGCACCTGCGCGTCAAGGAAGACGGGCCGACGATCGGCGAGGCGCAGAAGTACGCCGGCGGTCAGCGCGAGCGCATGGCCGGCGAGGCGGCGCGCATCCTGGCCGAGAAAGCGGCCGACGAGGACTTCGCGGCCTCGCGCCAGAAGGTGCTCGACGACACCCAGGCGCAGCTGGCCGCGACCGGGCGCTTTCCGCCCGACGTCGCCAAGCTGTACGCGAACCTGCACGCCGACTGGTTCACCGTGTTGGGCGCCGAGCTGGGGCTGAAGCCCCACGAGGCGCGCGAGCGCTACGCAGTCAACGTGGCGGGCGAACGAGGCACCGGCGCCTCGGTCATGGACCAGCCCGGCGCGGTGAGCGTCGAGGGCTACCACTTCAGCCATGAGGACCGGCCAACGCTGTCGACCGCGGCCTACGGCACGGGGCTGCGCGGCAGCGCGCGCGACGAGATCCTGAACCACCCCGATCAGCGGTTGAGGCAGCGCCTGTCGTTCTACTTCGACAAGGGCACCGGTGTGAGGCCCGAGGATGGTGTTGGTGGCCGGGCGCACCGCGTCCAGCTGGACAACATCTACGACGCCGACGCCGACCCGCTGAAGCTGCGCAGCGGCGACGCGCGGGCGTTCGAATCCAAGCTGCTGGATCTCGGGTACAAGGGCTACCTCAACCGCATGGAGGGCACGCAGCCCGGCCAGGTGATTGCCCTCGGGCCCCAGACCTTCCGCCCCGAGCTGCTGGGCGCGCAGTCCAAGATCGAGGGCGGTCAGCGCGTGCCGGCGCTGCCGGCCGAAGCACCCACCTGGCGCACCGAGGCCAGCGGTTCGCCCGAGGCGATGCAGGCCAGGCTGGAGCGCATGAAGGCGAACCCGGCCTGGGCCGGCTATGACCTGCGCGTCGAGGGCCGCGAGCTGCAATCGCTGAAGCGCGGGCCGGTCGACGAGGACCGCAACGCCCCGCCGCCCGCGGTGTTCCAGCAACATGCCGACCAGAAAGGACTGACAGATGGACCTGCCGCCGCCCCCGGAGCTGAAGGACTTCCCAGATCAGGAGAGCTTCCAGGAGGCGCGGGGGTTCTGGCAGGCGAGGGTCGGCCGGATCAAGGGGCTGGCCGCGAGCCCGACGGCAGTCTCCGCGGCCTCCCCCGTGACGTCGGCGGCTACCGTGCGAGCGCCTTCCCGGAAGCCCAGCGCGTAGCGCGCGACTACATGGCGAAGGCCGGGCTCCCCTACGAGCCGCCGGCCACCTACGCCAAGGTCGACGTGCCGCGCGCGAAGCGCATCGCGCAGGCCTTCGAGGCGATGAAGCATGACCCGGAGAACCCCGAGGTCAAGGCGGCCTACGCCAAGATGGTCGAAGAGGTAACCGCGCAGTACCAGGCGGCGTTGGACGCCGGCCTCAAAGTCGAGTTCGTCACTGGCGACGACCCCTACAAGGGCAACCCCCGGGCGATGACCGAGGACGTGCGGCAGAACAACCATATGTGGGTGTTCAGCACGCGCGACGGGTTTGGCACCGACGCCACCTTCGACCCCGCCGGGAACCCCCTGTTGGCAGAGACCGCGCACGAGATCAGCGGCCAGAAGGCCCTGGCCAACGATCTGTTCCGCGTCGTGCACGACTACTTCGGCCACGTCAAGGAAGGTGTCGGGTTCCGTGCCGCTGGGGAGGAAAACGCCTGGCGGGCCCACATGGCGATGTTCTCGCCCCTGGCGCGCAAGGCCGCTACCACCGAGACCCGCGGCCAGAACTCGTGGCTGAACTACGGCCCCCACGGCGAAACGAACCGAACAGCCAAGGTCGAGGACACGCACTTCGCCGACCAGAAGATCGGCTTGCTGCCGGACTGGGTGGTCAACGAGGGGCGCACAGACGCGCCGCAAGACGCCCACATCAATGTCGGCATGGACGTGCGGCCGGACTTGCGAGACCAGCCGCTGAAGGTCGACGAGATCACCGACGCGCTGCGCGCCGCCGGCGTGCACGTGCTTGACTCGGCCGTCCACCAGTCCGATACCGAGAAAACCTTCGTCGGCCACCTGGACCGGCCGCTCACGCCAGAAGAGGGCCACGCCCTGAGCGTGGCGCTGAAGCAGGAAGCCATCGCCCAGAAGACCGGCGACACCGGCGCGTTGTACGGGCCCGAGGCCTCGAAGTGGGGTGGCTACAACCCGGACTACTTCCTGATGCCGGACGGGCGGCGTGCCAGCGACACCACGTTTGCGCAGGCCGATCTGTTCCCGGAAGATCTTGCTGACAAGAACACGACCGTTGAGACTTCGCGCGTCGTTTCGTCAAAGGGTGCGACAGAACGCGGCACCAACACCAACAGTGCCGGGCAGCGCATAGCGTCGACCGTTCAGGGACTGCGCAACTTCTGGCGTTGGTTCGGCAACAGCGATGCTGTTGACGCTGACGGCGCCCCCCTGGTCCTGTACCACTCGACGAACGCGGACACCGCCACGTTGGAAGCGAACCGCAAGACCACCAACAATTACGGCATTCTGGGTGACGTCGATGTCTCGCGTGCGGCGGTCTTCCTGACGCCTGACCGCGCCTTCTCGCAGGAGTACCTGCGCAGCGGCGAAGGCCAGAACGTAATGCCCGTGTACGCGCGCATGGAGTATCCGTTCGATCTTCGCAAGGGGCTTAGCGAAACCCAAGAGCAGGAGCTTGAAGCGGCCGGCGTCAATACCCGTTACATACACAACATCGGGCATCATTGGGAGCTGTTCGACAACGCGGACGACGGCACGAACCTCTTCGTGGACACGTTAAAGCGCCTCGGTTACGACGGCGCGCTCTTCAGAGAAGCCGATCAGGCCGGCGCGGTGCACGACACCTATGCGGTGTTCAGTGGCGAACAGGTCAAGAGCGCTACAGGCAACCGAGGCACCTTTGACGCCAGCGCCGCTGTCCACAACCAAGACACCCCTGGCGGGGGCTCCGTCGGCACTTCGCCGCCCGGCAGCCCCGACCCTCTGAAGCCCGGCGCCGGCGCCCGCGGCCAGATCAGCTTCGCCGACGACATCACCTCGGCGCCGAGCACCATCAGCTTGCTGAAGAACGCCGACCTGTCGACGTTCCTGCACGAGACCGGTCACTTCTTCCTTCAGGTCTACGCCGACGTGGCCGGCCGGCCCGACGCGCCGGCGAAGATCGCCGCCGACATGCAGCACCTGCTGGACTGGTTCGGTGTCAAGGACGTCGCCACTTGGCAGGCAATGACCGCCGACCAGCAGCGCGAGTTCCACGAGCGCTTCGCCCGCGGCTTCGAGGCCTACCTGATGGGCGGCGAAGCACCGAGCCTGGCCCAGCAGTCGATGTTCCAGCGGTTCGCCTCCTGGCTGACGCAGGTCTACCGCTCGCTGGCCGGGCTCAACGTCCAGCTGACGCCCGAGGTGCGCGGCGTCATGGACCGCATGTTGGCGTCCGAGAATGCCATCAAGGAGGCCGAGGCCGCGCGCGGCCTGCGCTCGCTCTTCGAGACCCGGCCCGAAGGCATGACCGACGACGCCTGGGCGAAGTACCAGACGGACGCGCTGGCGGCCACCGGCGCGGCCGTGAGCGACTTGCAGCGTCGGTCGATCAAGGATATGCAGTGGCTGGCCAACGCAAAGGCCGGCGCGATGTCCGTGCTGCAGCGCGAGGCGCGCGAGAAGCGCAAGGCCATCACCGCCGAGGTGACCGCCGAAGTCGACGCGCTGCCGGCCTTCGCCGCCAAGGCCTACCTTGACCGCGCCACCGATCCGTTGGGCGACTACAAGGCGGCGATGGCCGCCTGGCGCGAGCAGCGCAACGCCGTCGCCAAGGACGAGCGGCCGGCGTGGCTGGCCGCGCACCCCGAGCCGGAGAAGCCGGCATCCGATGTTCCGGCGTGGGAGGCCCGCCGCGAGGCGGAGCAGGCCCGTGCGCGCGACGAAGAGAAGGCCCGGGTAGGTGAGGGGCTGACCGGGATTGCGAAGGGCCAGGCGCTGGCCAAAGCTGCGCGCGAGATCGACAACAACGTCGAACGCACGATGATCGCCTGGGACCGCGCGAACCCGCGCCCGACGGTCGAGCGCCCGAAGGTTGACCTGGAGGTGACCGCCGACCGCTTCGGGTTCAACTCGGCCGACGAAATGCTGCAGGCTATCAAGGACGCCGGCAGCCGCAAGGACGTCATCGAAGCCATGACCGACCAGCGCATGCTGGAGCGGCATGGCGAGCTGGTCGACCCCGTCAGCATCGAGCGTGCGGCCGAGGCCGCCATCCACAACGACGTCCGCGCCCGCGTCCTGGCGCGCGAGCTGAACGCGCTGGCCAAAGCCACCGGCAGCCCGCGCTTGCTTGCCAAGGCTGCCGAAGAGGCCGCGCAGGCAGCGATCGGCGCCAAGGTCATCAAGGACTTGCGCGCCAAGCAGTACGGCGTGGCCGAAGGCAAAGCCGGCCGCCTGGCCATGGAGGCCTTCAAGAAAGGCGACACCGAGACCGCCGCAATCCAGAAGCGCGCCCAGCTGCTGAACAACGCCCTGATGAAGGAAGCCTTGGCCGCCGCCGACGCGGTGCGTAAGGGTCTTACCTACCAGGGCAAGTTCGACCGCGCCAGCGTGCGCGAGAACCTGGACGGCGAGTTCCTGGAGCAGATCGACCGCCTGCGCTCACTCGTCGACTTCCGGCGCAACGCGCCGGCGCAGGACCGGCAGCTGCGGTCGCTGCTGGAGTTCGGTCAGGCGCTGCGGGCGCAGGGCTACGAGCCCCAGGTGCCGGACTGGCTGGCTGGGCTGACGCAGCGTACACGCTACGACGCGCTGACCGTCGACCAGTTCCGTGGCGTCATCGACGCCATGCGGTCGCTGGAGCACATCGCCCGCGACCGCCAGCGGGTGCGCCTGGGCGCCGAGCGTGCGACGGTGCGCGATGTGGTCGACAACCAGTTGCTGCCGCGCCTGGAGCAGCGCGGCGAGGCCTTCAGCAAGGTCGACCTGCTCGATACCCCGCAGGCCAAGGTCGACGGCTTCTGGAAGGCCTTCACCCACTGGATGGGCGTCAAGGCGCGGCTGATCCACTCGGACCTGCTGGGCGCCGACTACCGCTTCAACAAGTACGACCTGCACGACCTGCAAGGCCCGTTCCGCCAGCTGATCCTCGACCGCTTCCTGGAGGCGAACTACCGCAAGGTGGACCTGACGAAAGCGGTCAGCGACCGGGCCGGCGCCGTCGGCGACGCCCTCGGCAAGGACTGGCAGCGCAGCCTCTACGATGTGCTGCCGAACCGCACGCTGATGGACCCGGACCTGACCGTCGAAGGCAAGCCGCCGGTGCCGCTGAAGATGACCCGCGGCAAGCTGCTGGCCATCGCCAGGCACGTCGGCAACGAGAGCAACTTCGACAAGCTGGTCAAGGGCTGGGGCTGGCAGCCGGACACGGTGGTGGCCTATTTGAAGGAACACATGCGTGCCGCCGACTGGCAGGCCACACAGGCGCATTGGGACAGCTTCGACCCGCTGTGGAAAGAGACCGAAGCCATGGTGCGCCGCGTCGGCGGCGTGCCCCCGCCGAAGGTGCCGGCGCGTGAGTTCTCGGTGACCACCAAGGACGGCCAGACGATCAACATGCGCGGCGGCTATTCGCCGATCGACTATGACCCGGTGCGCTCGAAGCTGAGCGTGCGCAAGGGGGAGTTCAGCCTCGACCCCAGCGACAAGGTGGAGAACATGCCGCGGTACACCGCGACGACCACCAGCAACGGCTCGTTGAACGCCCGCGCGCAGGGCTACACCGACCGGGTGTCGCTGGACTTCCATGGGGCCGACGCGCGCATCCGCGACACGATCCACGACCTGGCCTACCGCGAGGCGCTGATCGACGCCACGAAGATCATCAACGACAAGGCCTTCCGCGAGAAGTTCATGTCGGTCTACGGCCGCGAGGAATACCAGGCGCTGGTCGACTGGATGCGCAGCATCCGCGACACCAACGTCCAAGACCCGCGCACGCGCAACTTCGACAAGGCCATGCAGTACACCCGCCAGGGCGTGGTGCTGACGGGCATCGGCTACCGCGTCAGCACGGTCCTGAAGCACGGCGGCGCGGCCGCGCTGAAGAGCCTGGGCTACCTCGGCAACGCCGACGGCGCCGCGTTCTTCGCCGCGCGCCTGGGGCGGATGGGCTCGGGCCACGCCGGCGAAGACATCGCGGCAGCCAAAGAGAAGTTCGACGAGATCCGCGCGCGGGCGCTCCAGATGGACCGCGACTACAAGGAAGGCTCGCGCTCGATGTACGAGGCCGAGGGCCTGCTGCAGAAGAACGACCGTTTCGGCCACGCCATGGTGGCCTGGTCGGATCTGCTGTCGGCCGTGCCGACAGCCTGGGCCGCCTACGACCTGGCCACAACGAAGGGCATCCCCAAGAGCATGGGCGGCACTGGCGTGCCGATGGGCGAAGCCGAGGCGGTGCGCTACGCCAACAGCATCGTGCGCCAGGCCCACGGCAGCGCGCTGGAGGTGTCGCGCTCGAACTTTCTGCAGTCGCGCGGCGCCAAGGGGTTCTTCGGTGCGCTGTACGGGTTCATGAACAACACCTACGGCCAGATGGCCGATCTGCTGGACAAGAGCACCAGCAACGGTTTTTTCAGGAACAACCCCGCGGTAGCGGCCCGCCTCCTGGCCACGTTCCTGATCCCTGCGGTGTGGACCGAATGGCTCAAGGAGCAAGGGCCGGAAGACGGTCACACCTGGCTGGGCTGGCTCGGCAAGGCGCTAGTCGCCGAAGGCTCGGCCATGGTGCCGTTTGTGCGCGACGCCGTCAGCATCCTGGAGTACGGGCGCAACCCCAGCGTGGCGCCGGCGCAAGCCTTCAGCGACGTGCTGAATGCCGGCAAGGATCTGTGGAAGGAAGCCCACGGTGAGAGCACGCGGCTGATCCAGGATCTGTCGAACGCCATCGGTGAATGGGCCCACATCGCCGGCCTGGGCCAGCTCGGCCACATTCTGCAGCACATGCGCGACGTCGCCAACGGCAAGAAAGAGCCGAGCGCCTGGCACGCTGTCGTCGGCGGCAAGGAAGAGCACAAGTAGCCGGTATGCGCAGCGGCCGCCACGGCCGCGAGAATCCAGTCTCCACGAGGACCACCCGATGACCATATCCAGCACCACGCGCACCGCGGGGCCCTACGCAGGCACAGGCCTGGTGACCACCTACCCGTTCGCCTTCAAGGTGTTCGCCACTTCCGACGTCTTCGTCGTGCGCACCGTGTCGGGCGTGGACACCACGTTGACGCTGGGCTCGGACTACACCGTCACACTCAACGCGAACCAGGACTCCAGCCCCGGCGGCAACGTGGTGCTGTTCTCGGTGCTCGCCGTGGGCGCGACGCTCAACATCCGGTCCAGCGTGCTGGCGCTGCAGTTGACCGACATCACCAACGCTGGCGGCTTCTACCCCCAGGTCATCGAAGACGCCCTGGACAAGCTGACGATCTTGTTGCAGCAGCTGGGGGTGGTCGGTCTGCTGCAGTATTTGCGGGTGCCCGAGGTGGCCGGCGTGCCCGCGCTTCCGGTTGCCGCCGTCCGGGCCAACACGGTGCAGGCCTACGACAGCAGCGGCAATCCGACGGTCCTGGTGCCCGCGAGCGGCAGCGCGGCCGACGTCCTGATCCAGCTCGCCGACATCACCAGCGCGGCGAAGAATGCGGCGCTGATGCTGTACTCGGCCTCGCTGACCTACGCCGACGGCACATCCGGCGCGCACATGGCGATGGTGCGCAGCGCCAAGGACTACCCGTACCTGGCGCCGACAAACGGCAGCTCGGCCAACGCGGCCTTGACGGCGTTCTTCACTGCGGCCTCGAACGGCGTGAACTTCCTGCCGGCGGGCACCTACACCTTGACGTCGCTGCTGGACCTGTCGGCCGTGCCGCTGTCCAACTGCGTCATCAAGGGTGTGCCGGGGTTGACGAAGATCACCGGCAACTTCGACTTCCGGACCATTCTGCTGGGTGCGCTCAATCATGTTGTCTTCGAGGACATCATCTTCGAGAACACCTACACCAGCGCGGCGGTCAACAACACTTACGCAGCGGTCTACACGGTCAACAACGACATAAAGGAGGTCAGCTTCCGCCGCTGCAAGTTCACCTCGCCGAACTGTGACGGGAATGGGCTTTACCACTATTCGAGAACAAACCCCGCCGGCTCCGAGACCTGCGTCATTGACGGGTTGTGGGTGACGGACTGCGAGTTCACCAGCCTGGGGCAAGTCGGGTTCGGCATCAACAACAACCAGGTAAGCGCCGACAAGTACACCGCTGTTCGCCGAGTTCACATCCGACGCAACAAGTTCGACGTAATGGGGATCAAGCTGCGTTACGGCATGGCCGTAACGCTCAACGGCTTTCTCTCGGCTTTCTCGGTCGACGACAATTACGTCAATTCGCCTTACGGTGTTGGCATCGAGAACACGTTCGGCATTGACGGCTCGATGAAGGACAACCGGTTCCTGTTCGACCCGGCGAAGAAATCGCGGGCGATGTCGGTGGCCGACGCCAGCGCGACTTACCCTTCGCGCGGAATGACGATCAGCGGGAACAAGTGCCTCAACGATGCGAGCTATCACAGCTACGCCAGCTTCTGCAACGACTCCACACTCTCGGGGAACACCTGGCGCTTCACCGGCGCGGTGACCGGCGAAGAGGATGCGTTCTGGGTTCTCGACTCGAACCGCATCAAGATCACCGGCGACTTCTTCATCAGCGACAAGAAGTACGCGATGCGTTTCGTCTCGACAACCGGGACGTGTTCCGGGAACCGGCTGCGTAATTGCACATTCGACACGAGCGCGTCGGCGGCGGTAACTGCGACCGTCAACTTCGACGGTGCGAGCACGACCGACAATTACGCCGAAGGGAAGATGACCAAGGGTACGGGTGGCTCAGCCTGGACCCAGACCAACAGCGCTGCGAACAACGCCTACGGCTATGACCAGTCGGGCGCCTGGACGCCGGACATCACCTTCGCAACGCCGGGTGACCTGGCAAAGACGCTGACGGTCACTGGCAACTACAACCGGGTCGGCAGGGTCTGCACCCTCACGTTCCAGATTGACTCCACAGCGTTCACCTGGACGACAGCGGCGAGCTTCCTGCGCATCACCGGCATGCCCTTCGCGGCGGCGAATATCGGCCAACTGGACTACGCTGCGCTCGGCACGTTCCGAGGGATCACAAAGGCCGGTTTCAGCCAGTTCGCCCTGCGCACTGTCCAGAATCAGACCTACATGCAGGTGACCGCCAGCAACAGCGCGGCGGTGCCGTCCGGGGTTGTCGCCGCCGACATGCCCAGCGGCGGCACCCTCGCGCTGTACGGGACGATCTCTTACCAGGTGCAGGACTGACGCCATGCCGAACTACACGCAAGACGCCCCTCAACACCCCGCGCTGATCGACGCCAAGGTGGACATCGCGGTCCTGCAGAGCCAGTACAAGCTGCTGCAGGAAGAGATCGCAAGCATGCGTGTCACCCTCGGGGAGGTGAAGGAACTGCTGTCGGAAGCGAAGGGCGGCTGGCGCACCGCCATGCTGATAGGCGGCGCCGGCGCCACCTTCGCCACGATCGCATCATGGCTGGTGGCGCACGTCACGTTCAGGTAACCTCTTCGGCCCTCATGTCGACCCAGCGCTGAAGGCTGGCCATGGCCTCGCGCACATCGCGCGCGGCGTCTTTGCCCCCACGAGAGCCCGGCACCAACAGCTTTTTGATGGCGTGCTGCAAGCACGGGTCGGCCACCTCGAACATCAGCAGCACCCGGTAGACGTCGACCTCGGTGAAGGGGCAGGGCTTGAAGTAGTGGCTGAACGGCCGGGCCTTCTGTTCAGCTTGAACGCCGGCCGAAGCCGCCGCACCTTGCCGCGCAAACCCGCCGTCCGCGACCACCTGCACATCCGCACCTTCGAGCGGGTCAGGCGCCGGCCGCCGGTAGGCACCGAGCAGGCGTTCGCCTTGGGGGTCGGCCGCAATGTGGTTGTCCAGGCGCTTGGCGCCCGTCCACGGGTTGTACTTCCACACGGCATCAGGCCACCGGTAGAGGGCCGCGCGCCGGAGTTCACCGCCCACCAGTTCACGCCCATTCAAGGGGCTGTAGGTCAGCAGCGGCAGTTGCCCTGGGATGTCTTCAGGTTCTGCCGCCCGCATCGGCCCCCAGGCGTCGGACCAGATCAGCAACCCATGGGGGTCGCTGCCGATGTCTTCCTGGTGTCGAGGCAAGCCCGTCCACGGGTTGTACTTCCACACGGCGTCGGGCCACCTGTACCGGGCCGCGTCACAGCACCCGGTCAACAGCCTGTGTCCGTCCAGGGGGCCGTAGACCAGTGGCGGCTGCCCGTTGTTCTCGCTCATCGTTTACCTTTCATGTGTTCCAGCAGAAGATCCTGCACGGTCCGCTTGCTGGTGCGGCGGGCCATGACAACCTCGTCAACCGTGTCCTGGGCGACGATGTAGTGGAGGGTGACGGCCCGGTCCTTGCCGGCCTGCATCTGGCGCACCGGGCCTATGCGCTCGATGAACTGCTGCCACTGTTCCAGGTCGTACCAGTGACCGAAGAAGCACGCCGTGTGGCAGTGCTCCTGCAGCCCGTCGACCCCGTGGCCCATGCTGGCGGGGTGGCCCACCCACAACCGGCCCTCGCCACGCTTGGCGCGCGCCAGGCCGTCCGGCGTGGCCACGTTGATTGCGTAGGGGAAGGCACGCTGTATGCGTGCCAGGTCCGACTTGAAGTGATAGGCCACCAGCACCGGGTCGCCGTTCTGTTCTTCGAGCAGGGACTCCAAGGCCTGCAGCTTGGCGTCGTGAACCTCGACCGTCTTCGGCTCGCCCGAGGCCTCGTTGCCGTGTTCGTTCGGGTCCAGGTAGGCCGCGCCGTTGGCCAGCTGCAGCAGCTTTAGGCTCTTGGCGGCCACGTTGAAAGCCTCGACGGTGTGCCCGTCGATCTCGGCCAGGAACTTGCGCTCCAGCTCGCGGTAGGCCCGCCTGGCCGGCGCCGGCAGCTCCACCGGGATGATGTTGACGATCGGCTCGCGCAGGTCGAACCAGTCCTTGGGGTCGATCGTAAGCGAGCAGTCCGCCAGGCGCCTCATGATCTCGTCCTGGGCGTTGGGGAGGATGATCGGCTGCAGGCCGGGCTTGCCCGACAGCGCATCCTTCACACGCCGATAGGCGAACCAGCGGCCCTCGAAGGCGTCATAGGTGAGGCCCAGCCGCTGACCCTTGTCGATGAACCACTGCTGGCCCCACAGATCTTTCAGCCCGTTGGGGCTGGGCGTGCCGGTCAGGTTGATCCAGTCGGTGATGTGGGTGTGCGCAACCTTACCCAGCACCTTGGCGCGCGATCCGCCCTGCTTCAGGCGGAAGTTCTTCAACCTGGTGCTCTCGTCCGCCACCACGCGCTTGAAAGGCCACGGGCGCCGGTTATCGGCCAGGTGCTCTTCGAGCCACTGCAGGTTGTCGTAGTTCGTCACGTAGACCTGAGCCGGGCGGCGCAAGGCCGCCGCGCGTTCGGCCGGCGTGCCGACCACCGGTGATACCGTGAGCTCTGCCAGGTGGGTCCACTTCCTCGTCTCGCTGGGCCAGACGTCTCGGGCCACGCGCAAGGGGCCGAGCACCAGCGTGGGCGCGTCTTCGCCGCCGATGTTGTAGACCGCATCGAGGTAGGTCTCCACCAGGGACGTCTTACCCAGGCCCATGCCGGCCCACAGGTTGCACCGCCGGTGCTCCTGCAGGAAGGCCCACACGCGCGGCGCGAAGGCCCGCGGCCGGTAGACCCTCACCGCGCCGCCTGCTGCGCCCGGAAGGCCGCGCTGCGGTGGTCGCCGCCCCGCTGGCGCGGGGGTATCACCTGTTCCTCGGTCCAGAAGGTGTGCTCGTTGCCGCACTTGCGCCGGCGGCGCGTGCCGCGCGTGTCGGTGACCAGGGTCCACGCCTGGCAGTGCGGGCACTTCACGGCAGACCCCCCAGCTGCCAGACCGAGTTCGGCGTGCCCGGCGCCATCGGTGGCTTGCGCCTGGCGCGCAGCCGTGCGCTACGCTCGGCGTAGCCCAGCGGTGCCGGCTTGCGCGCGTCGCGCTTGTTGCCCAGGGCGTAGACGGCGCGCAGATAGGTCTTTGTCCCGCTGGTGTCGCGCGTCCACGCCTTGACGTAGACCTGCGGTGTGGCCAGGTGGCGCAACGTGCTGATGACCGCGGCCACATCCTGGTGGCGGTGGCCTGGGAAGAACGCGGCGGCCTCGCGGCCGGTCATCGGTTGCGCAGCGAGCACGCTGCGCACGTTTTCGTGGGTGAGCTTCATCCGAGTAGCTTCTGCAGTTCGAGGATGGCGGCGCGCTGCTGGGCGGTCTTCGCGTTGGCGCCGACCGGTGCTCGGTCGCCGACGCGGCGCTTTTTGTCCTGCACCTGGCCGAGCGTGCTGTAGGCCTTCTGGCCGATCGGGTTGTACTTGAAGAGCTTCATGCCAGCAGCGCCTCGACGCTTTCGACGCTGTCGATGACCACGACGCGCTGGCCCATCGCGCGCATGCGGGCGTGCTCGCGCAACTGGTGCGGCTCCGGCGCGACGCCGGGGGCTTTCAACTCGACCCAGACGGACAGATGCCGGCCGCCCAGCTCGCCGGCGGTGGTGCGCGCCATCACCAAGCGATCCGGCGCGCCGTTGCGGCCCGGCCACTGGACCTTGCGCACCTCGCCGCCCAGCTCTTTGACGCGCTTGACGAGGTGCTTCTCGATGACGGATTCACGCACGGTAGTTCCTCCAGGGGCAGCGGTGGGCGAGGTGCCCTTCCTTGCCACAGTAGGTGCAGAACTTGCTTTCCATCGCTTTCTCCTAGGGTTTCAAGCGACTAGATCTTAGCACATGCTAAAGCGGCGTGCGTCTCGTCGGCGGCAGTTTTCCGCCCCGGTGACCACCTCCAGGTGGTCCGGGTTGATGCACCACTGCTCGCCGCAAAGCGCATCTGGATCTCGGTGGCGGTGTAGTTCATGGCGCCGGCGTGAAGTCAGAATCGGTCACGCAGTTGTGCTCGACACCTGGCGTCGAGCTGAAGAGAACCCACTTACCGCCCTGCTGGCGCCAGCGCACGTCGGTGGACCCGCAGCGCCTGCACTTGACGGGCCGACGCTCGCCACTGTCCAGGTCGGACGGATCGTAGTCGTATTCTTCCCACACGTTCACGGCTCAGTCCTTCCTGTAGCGGTAAGCCTCGTTCATCAGCACCAATTCGGCGGGCGTGAAGTCGCGGGCTGCGTACTTTGCTTCTGCGCACGGTCGGCAACTCGCCGCGCGTTTGTCCAAGTCAATGCACACCGCCCCGCATGTGAGGCAGGCGCCCATGTAGCGCCCCGGCGCGTAGCCGTAGGGCAGCAGGTGCTCCCACTCGCTGCGGGGCCTAACCCGGCGCTCAAGCGGAGCGCCAACGGCCTTGGTAAGTTCGCCGCTCATGTCCTATTCCTGCGCGGGCCGCTGGTGCCCGCTTAGCTCTGCGTTCACGGTTCAATCCTTCCTGTAGCGGTAGGCCTCGAAGCCGGCGGCGGCCAGCGGAATGCCGGGGGCCCAGCTGGGGGCGCGGGCCATCAGCCCGGCCAACGTGTAGGCGCTGAAGTCCTCGCTGTCCGGCGCCTCGGTCAGAAGTTCGTCGTGCACGCTCAGCACGATCGCATAGCCGCTGTCCTCGATCAGCTGCATGTTCGCCGCCATGATGTCGCGGGCGAAGGCCTGGGTGCAGTTCTCGATGATCTTGCCGCCGTAGGTCTTGACCCTCTTCCACTGCCTGGTGTACTGGTCGACGCCGAGGTAGCTGATCTGCCCGCTGTTGTCCACCTGCGGCTTGCAGTAGCACAGGTAGCGGCCCGACGGTAGGCGTAGGCGCAGCCAATCGCCGTCGACCCGGGCCCGCAGGTGCTCGCCGATGCTGAAGGTCTGGCCGGGCCGCTCGATGGCCTTGGTGACCGCGTCCTTCGCGGCAGCCCACAGCGCTTCGGTGTTCGGGTGCGCGTCGCGCCAGGCGCGCTTCAGCAGCTCGCATGCGATGTAGACGTGATCGGTCAGACCGAAGGTGCTGCGCTTTTTCTTTTTGACCCAGGCCAGGACGCCGGCGGCGTCGTCCAGCGCCTCGCGGCTGGCGGTGGCCCACACGGCGTCGGCCAGCTCGTCCAGGTCCATGTTGTAGACCGCGGCGAAGGTCAGGAACGCGGCCACGCCGCCCTCATAGCCGAGGCCCAGCTCCTGCACCTTGCCGATCTGGCGCTGGCTCTTGCCGACGGTCTCCGGTGCCACGTTGAAGGCGCGGGCGTAGGCCATCACGTACAGGTCGGGGCCCGCGCGCAGAGCCTTGCCGTCGGCGTCGTAGCCGGTGACGGTGTCGTAGTCCTTGAAGGCCTTCAGCTTCCAACGCTCGCCGGCCAGGTAGGCCAGCCCGCGGCCTTCGATGTTGGCCAGGTCGGCGACGACCAGCTTCTTGCCGGGCGG